GCTATAAAAATCCTATTTTCTGTTCCGCTTAAGTCAGTAGTTCCGCCATTTAACGTTAAATTTGTTGCGTTAATGATGTAGGGTGACGCGTCATAAACTATTTCAAAAATTCTTGAATAAGGTAAAACTTCGTTAAATGCTAGATTATTTATATAATTAGATAGCGCATCTGTTACAAGTTCAGTGATAACTGCTTCTGTGGTAACTGGCAATATAGTTAAATCAATTATAATATTTACAGCTTGTGGTTCAGGACCAAAAACATCATTTTGTATTGCAAGACCCCGAACCATTTGTATCGCTGCGTAAGCTTTATCAATCAACGCTGCTGGCGGTGAACCAGTTCCGTCATCGATTACAGTATAAACGTACCCCTCTTGAACGGCTCCAGCATACGTTTTATTTTCGACAACGTTATATCGTATTATTTCTGGGATTGAACTAATAGCATTAGCATAAGCTATCAATACTGCGCGACTTAAACTATTTATATACAAGATAAATCTAGCGCGTAATTCAGAGTCAGTTTCAGAATTTTTGCCATTTGTGAACGCTACTAAATTATTGATAGTATCAACACCAGAAATCGGGCTTGCTATAACGGTTATAACATTCGGACTAACATTACCAATTGTGCCTGCTGTTAAGCATTGTACTTTAACAGGTATTTGTGTAGTTAATGCAGGAATAACATAAGCTTGTAAAGATGAATTGTAATAAACGTTTGTATCATCTTCTGTTACTTCAAAACTTAAAGTAAAATCAGTCGATTTTACAAGTGATCCAACCGGGATAGTCGCAGACGAAGAGGCAGTAAATCTTGAAAATTGCACATTCCCGCTTGATTTAACGCCTGCTAGCCTAGGTTTCATTGGAAATTGAGCTATCCAAGAATCTAAGTCTACTCCTGTGCTTGTAGCTGCTCGAGCTAGCGCAAGTATCGAGTTTGCTAGATATTCCAAGAAAACGCCCATACCAGCATTTGCTTCAACCAAAGCAAGCTCGTTTGTACCAACATTAAAATCGATAGGCGTTGCTGTCGCGCCTTGAACCGCGGTTACTTGGTCATTAACTAATGTTTGAAATGATTTAAATTCAATAGGCATATTATTCAGTCACATTAAATGAGAGTGTATAAATTAATCCGGTTGTTTTGCTCGTATAGTTTATCGTGCAATACAATATATTTCCAGATTGATTAAGAGAAATTTCAGGGGGCGGAGACTGTGCTACAGTAGATTCTTGATACATGTTTCTAATAATGACGCCTTTTATTTCTTTTATCAAAGCAGGCGTCAAAGTGCGCCCAATATATTGCGGCAAACCAGCTCCATAAGACGTATGCCATAAATACCCTTTTTGGTTTGTTAATAACCTCCTGTACAGTCGCTGAATTGTCTGCAACTCACCGTCAATCATTCTCAGTTGACCGTTCGGCGTTAAAACTAAATCGTCACCAAAATAATGATATAACTCCATTAGTTCGCCCTCGTTTTGTCAGTCAAGGACATACTTGTCATCAACTGAGTAGGCACTAGTGTTGCCGCTCCGCTTACTGCGTGCGTATGCGTGTTATAAACTGCCTGCGCTGTCTCGTTTAATAATGCCTCCAATGCGCCAGATGTATCGCCCAAATTAACGTTTTCTGCGTCAATGTTAGCTGTTTCTGCTGTGATATTCACTGTTTGGCTAGATGATATTGAGACATTCCCATCATTTGTAAACTTTAAAAAACTTCCGCTTTTATGAACAATCCAAAACTCATCTGATTGAACTGAAAGAGGCCTATTTTTATTATTAAATCCCAACATAGAAACAAAGGGAGATAAAAAAGAACCTTCTGAAAAATGAACTGCGCAAATTGCGCCAATAGTTGGTGGAGCAAACATACCCCATTCTGGGCCAACAAATGGGCTCATTAAAGGCAGCCATCCAGTAATTGATTTCGTACTGTCTTCTGTGTCTTGAGGTTCGATAATAACGCGCACTTTATAATTGTCTGGGTCGTAATTTGTAATAGTCCCGTATCGACTGTACGCAACGCCAGAAGTCGCCATTTGCGAATGGAGCTTCATGAGATTTAAAAGTTTATCAATCATAAAACTACCTGCGTATTTGTGTCGTGATTTTTAGCTTGTATGTCCATAGTGAAGCCATTTTCTGGAGAAAGCGTTCTATGCAAACTATCTATATAATAGATTTGGTCAAAGTCAGAATAAGTGCCCTGTATTAAAATAGGGGTATTTTTATCAATATCAATCGAACCTGGCATGCTTACATTAAGCAATATTTCGTGCTGAGTGATTTGCCGTAAAATTCTTTGAGCTGCTACGCTTGCTTGTTTGCTCGTTAAATTAGGTATATTGAAAACGTAATTTTGCTTTGTTGATGCTATGCTTTTTTTTACGTGCGTTGAAGTAGCAGATTCAATAACTGTAGTACCTTCATCAACGTCAAACGAGCGCACGCGTACGCGAACATCACGCGCTAAAGTAAGCGTCCGGCCTAGCTGTATACTTACTAAATCACTCCTTGGTGTATCAAACAAAGACGCAGGCAGTTGATAATTTACAACAAAAGGGCCTGTTGTTTCAGACGGTTTTGGAACAAAATGAAGCTCTTTGTTAAAAACAAACATGTTAAAGTTTTCTTGCTGCGCTAAGCCTGTAAGTAAATCCCATTCTGTCACTGCATTTGATATTTGCGTATAGTCGTCATCAAATATTCCGACCGGCGAAACTGTTTTCTGCACAACCGCATCAAGACCATTTTTTATTGCTAGTTCTGTTGCTATATCAGACGCAGTTTGATTGACGTACGTAACTGTCTGCTTTTTATCAATAAATAATGAGCTAAAATCACGCCCTGTTATTGTTACTTCTAACGTAGGCGCGTTAATCTCTACAGTGTCTACTAATCCGGAAAAAACCTTTGTTAAATCACCTAGCGTTACGCCAAATAACTGGGGAGGGACGCCCATATATATTTCAATTTCAGCTCTTGTAATGTCTGCCCAAAAATCAAACCCAAATTGCGGGTTTGCAGAAAATGGTATGATAACTTCAAATGTGTCTGAAAAATAAAAGTTTTTGTTTGTAACAGATATAGATTTCCATATCACGGGCTGTCCGTTTATAGTTACAATTCCGTTAGGCGTTCTTAAGCTCATACTCCGAACCCTGCCGTATTTGGGGGTCTGTTAGGAACAATCAACGTTCGCGCGGCTGTTACTACAGGGTCTACCATTTGATTAACGTCAGCTAAGTACGTCCACAAAGTTGCGTCATCATATTCATCAGCAGCTACTCTATATAAAGTAGTATTGCTTATATTAATTAATTTTGAGTTAATGCCGCGATTAATCAAATTAATATTTTTAAGCATTCTGTCTAATGCAAATCTGATTTCATAAGACGCATTTAATCGACCTAGGGTTTCACTAGTCAATAAAGGGTTGTATGTATTTAATATTTCACACATTAACTTACTTCCGAAAACTCTATGATAGAGTCATTAATTGCGCTTGATGTAGCTATATTATCACGTATTAAATTCAATTGGTTATCAGTTGCATCACCTAAATTTCCACTTGCTTTTATAGAGCTTGATAAGTCGTTAATTGCATCTGTTAACGCCTGATTATCAACAATCCCAACGAGATTCAATATGTATTGCATATCATCATTAACAGCTTCATTGTAACCAGCAGGTGGAGCAATCGGGATAGGAAGCGTTAAATTTTCAATAACTTTTAAAGTGATAGAATAGGGTATCTTGTAGGTTGTGTTCAAAACGGGCGTAAAGCTTGATATCACAACGAGATAAATGAATCCGCCAAATATAAATTCTATTTGCTGACCTTGAACCCTCAAAAAATCTAATGCCCTCGCTCTAAGCTCTGCTTCTTCGCCTAAAAACATACCAGACCAGCTTATATCGCTATCTGCTCGACCCATCGCGTCTACTACTCGACCGCCACCAACAAGTTGATGAGTGACAAGCATTTGATTTCCACCAAAATTAAAAGCTTCTGGGATTTCAAAATGACTAAATAAAATATCTCCAAGCAGCATAAACGCATCACCGCCACCGCCAAAAGGGTTTTCGAAAAATGAAGCCATTATAGACCTCCCGACAAGTAGTTAAGGCCAGAAGGAATCAAAGCTAGATTTGTATGCAGAGCATTTCCACTTGATAAAGGTGCATTCGCTGATTTATTCATGTGATTTATAACACCGTTTGCCACTTTTTTACCATCCATATTTAAAGTAACATGCGTAGAATTTGATGAGCTGCTAGGAGCTGTTTTTACAGTGTTTCCAAAATGATTATGAAACCAGTGAGAGCCAAATAACCCATGAGATAGATAATCTCCTACGTCCTTGTGATTCTTTCTTATATTCGCGCCCCAATTTGAGAATTGATTTAATCTTTTTGTAAATCTATCTAAAATAGACGTTAACGCATTAAGTCCGGCAATAATTTCAGGAGATGTTAACTTGCTCAAAGCAACGCTAAAGCTTTCCCATGCTGCGCTAGCTCTTTGTTGAGCAGCAATAGATGTTTTTTGCGTTGCTGTAAATCCCCCTTGAATTCCTAGAGTATTCGGAGCTACTTTTACTGCTTCATCAAGCTTATGCTTGTCCATATAAGTCTGATAAAATAAATTTGGTATTCTGCCTGAAAAATCCATCATCAATCTTTTTCGTATATCTTCTGGCTTTGTAACCCCAATTTTTGCATAAGAGGGTATTAAAAAATCATTTACCCATTTGAATGTGTCTTTTGTTAATAAATCAGGATTTGCTACGGTTCCGCCGCGTGTCATTACTCCCTCTGACTCGAGCCTTTTTAATGCTCTTTTACCTGTTTTAAAGTTTTGCCCGCGCAAAAGCTGACTTGATGCAACTCTAAGCATCGATCCTAACTGTCCCCCGCCCATATCTTGAGCTAATACTATACTTTTAATTAACGCGCTATCTGACATAAGCGGGAACCCAGATGCGTTTCTTCGAAACATAGCTAGCATTTCTTTCGGAGATAGCGTCATTCCTTCTAGCTCCATTCCTTTTTGCATTGTATTCAGAGAATTTATTATATCTTTAGCATCAATTTTCCCGGTTCTTAATTCAGCGGATTTTACTAATGCTTGCAAGTCTAAATCTGTAAATTTACGGCCTTGTCTAGAGAAGATAGCTTTATCTGTAAATCCCATTTTAGCTAAAACGGGCGTCACTAATCCTGCCTGTTGTTTATTTTTTGTTATTGCTAGCGCATCACTATACGCTTGCAGATATTCAAGTATCGAAACACCAGGAATCGGAGAAGTCATCCCGTGCTGGTACGCTCCTCCAGCAACATTTCCAAAACCTTGGGAGTTTATCTTTTGAGTAATGGCCTCTAAGCTTTGTCCTTCTTTAAATGAGTGAACCCCTAAATAACCTGCCGCCATTGCAGCTATTCCCCCCATTCCTCCCATCGCTCCAGCACCAATAAACCTTGCTGCTCCACGCATTTCTGCTCCATGCGCAAAAAAACCCGCGGGGCTATGTCGATATCCCCTATGCCTTCCTCCACCGCCTCCCCCCCCAATTCTTCCTATTGTTCCCTGTGTTGCCATTGCAACTCCGAATTGATGCGCTTCTGCAGTAGCTCGATTCATTTTCATCGTCAAGCGATCAAACCGGTTCCCAAGCGTGTTTATTTTAAGTCCTGCTGTATTTATAGTTGATGACATGCTTTTAAAAACAGTCGATGTTGTTTCAAATGTCCGATTGAATCTCTTAAAAAGTTCTGTAGTGATTTTTATTTTTTCGTTAAGTTTGTCCATGACTTTAACGAGTTCATTAAATTTTGTGTAAGCAGTCCCGTGAACATCAAGTTTTATGCCTATTTTGTAGCTGTCTTCTATATTCATTACTTGCGCCTTAAAAATTCCATAAACGATTTAAAAAACAATGAAACCGCCTTTTTACCATGCGTATGATACGTTGCTAAGAAAACAGGCCTAGGTGGTATACCTTTCCCCCACCCTGTTCTTGTTGTTCCTTTTTCTTGATAAAGCATAATAATATCTTTTGATCCTATAATAGCCTGCTTTCCTTTTACTTCTGCTTTAACGCTTTTTCTTAATGTGCCGTCACGTAAAAGCGGGTCATTAGCTGTATAGCCTTTTGAAACTCTATCCCTCTGTGTTGCCTCTGCTAATTGCTCCCAACCAGAGTGATAATGACCGAACTTTGCTTTGACTTCTTTTTTCAGCATCTCTGCGCTTACTTTTAATGATTTCTCAATGATTTTATTTTCTTGATTTTCAGTAAATTTAATTTTACGCTTAAAGAAAG